CCAATACCTACCCCTGTTGAAACTGGCAGTAGAAGAAGACCCCCGTGACGACCGCAACCAGTTCTACCTAGCGCGTGAATACTTCTTCCACGGCGAGACAGGTCTAGCCCAATACCACTTCTCTGAACATCTCAAACTTTCCCAGTGGCAACCCGAACGAGCAGCTTCGTACCGGTACCTAGCCAAGATGCGTTCCGACTCAGCCGAACACCACCTATACAAAGCCATCGCTGAAGACCCATCACGTCGTGAATCCTGGGTTGCCCTAGCGTCCGTGTACCACGACAAGAAAGACTGGGTTGCCTGTCGACACGCCTGCGCTATGGCTTTACAGATCACCGAGAAACCAATGGACTACCTATGCGAGGCAGATGCTTGGGGTTGGCTACCACACGACCTGATGGCTATCTCCTGCCACCACCTTGGGGACACAGACGAAGCGTTCTTTTACGGATCGCAAGCCGTGGCCCTCAATTTTACGGATCAAAGGCTACAGGCGAATCTGAAATGGTATAAACTTAGACAATGAATCGTGGCGAAATGCGTACGGCTGTAAAACAGCGCCTAGCAATCCCTGCATCCGGCGACGGCTTGCTGCCGGACTCCACAATCGACTCTTTGATCAACCGCTCTCTAGCTACCATTTCGGCTACTAAGGAATGGCCCTGGCTTTTAGACACTCAGGCTATGACTTTTGTAGGCGGCTCGGCTACCGTCCCCAACGACTTTGTACGGGCCCGCCAGCTGGTTATTAACGATCTACCGGTTATGTGGGTCCAACTTGAGGACTTCCTTGACCCTGACCGTATGACGGCCACCTTCGCTTGGACGATTATCGGCAACAAGGCTCGGCTTAATCCTCTCCCGACAACCGATCAAAACGGCACTTTGTACTACTACCGTAGTGAGCCTGAACTGTTGAGCGACTATTCGACACCGCTAATGCCAGCTTTACACCACCCCCTGATCGTAGCCTATACCTCGTACCTTGCAGCAATGGTTCGCCAAGACGAGGGGCGTGCTGCGGTATATCAGGCTGAGTACCAGTCAATTCTTGACACCATGCGAGACGACCTTAAGCAAAATACCTCCCGCCGTATTCGTTATAGCCCTGGTTATCAACATGCTGCGTGGTCATAATGCCAGCTTTTACTTCTACATGGGATGACTTTACCGGCGGGTATTTCATTGGCGAGAACGATAACCGCCAGCCACGAAGCACATTCACTGGCGAAAACGTAGCCGTATCACTCAATGACGGATCTGTTGTAGCTACTAACAAAGTGCAGCAAATCCCCTTAAACGCTCCTGGCGAACACGACACAGGGATCGTTATTGAAAACAATTCTTTGTACATTGACGGTGGTGCATCAGTCAACACTTTTGTAACGCCTGCTGTTCAGGGCGGTGATTACATTTATTTTGCTGTTCAGTTTATTGGTACTTCAACGACAACGTTTAAAATGTACCGCCTTCGTTGGGGAAACCCATCGGACCCTACTCAGAATTGTGAAATAAATTCAAGCGACGCTGTAAGTCTTACAAACACCTACACAATCACAAACGTTTTCACAACCAATGAAAGCGGGCAAATTTATGCCTATGTAGGTTCAAAAGACAAGATTTACAGATTTACCGGCACTGGCAACTGGGACGCAATTAACCCAGCAGCGATGACTACGATCACACTTCCTTCGGGTATCACGAGCGTTGACGGGATTACTGTTTGGAACGCACGAATGGTTGCATGGTCGTCAACAACGGACTTTGTTTATTTTTCAGCCGCGCTTAATTTTAGCTCCTGGAATACTATTGATTATCTTGCTCCAGGTTATTCGAACAACGGCGTCACTTGGGTGATCCCGAGATATGACGATTTGCTGGTTATCAAACCAAACGCCATTTATTCTATTACGGGAGTATTGGGGGCTACGGCAGCTGTCCGTCAGGTTTCTGATGCTGTTTACCCATTGAATACTGATTATTCTTCAATTGTTTCTCAGTCCAATACGATGTTCTATTTGTCAAGATTGACGGAACCGTATTATGCAAACGTTAACTATCTGTCCGGCCAGCAGGTTGGTGTTGCTGCGTACCAAAACCTTGGACGCGCCTTTGTTTCTCCTTATGCAAACATTGATCACGTAACACCACCTTCTCTTGCTGCATCGTCCAATGGCGACGTTGTATGTACATACTCAATTAGTGAATTTGGGGCTGGCGGATTTTACGCTTTGATTAGAAACAGATTTGGTGACTGGGTAAGAATTAAAAGCGACTCTTTTACTTTTTATTCGGCTCCGGTTGAAGGCGAATCTCAAAACGACAAGTTTATTAGACGTTATAGCGCTGTAAACAACTATCAAACCCCGTCCGCTGTTTTTGGGTTCCCGCCCAACGCAATGGTGTTTATGCAGGTTGCTTCCAATATTACAACCAGCGGGTTTGGCGCAGAAGCTTTTGCGCGTTACAAGTCTATTTCTTTTGGTGTTTGGTTTCAGCAACAAGTAAACGCTGGCCATGACTATGCCGGGGATGACGACATTACTTTTGATGCGTTAACCGAAGGTACGCTTATTCTGTCCCCAGTGGATGACCAAAAAGCTTCTACCATCCGCCGCATTTATGTCGAAGCAACTCTTGATTTAGATTATATTAATTATGGCGATTTTTCCGGTGACGCAGAAATGACAGTCACAGTTATTAACGGGGCTCCGGAAGATGTTGCTTACGACCCTAACCTTAATTTTGTTTCTAGCGATCGTGTCTTCTCTCAAGCTCTTTCTAGCATTCCCAATACCACCGCTTTCACACCCGCAGAAGTCAAGACGGCACCCTACGCAAACGCCAATCCTTACAAACGTGTTACGGCTACACGTATCCTGCGTTTTGATTCAGACAACATGGGCTATGGTTACAAGCATAATGTGTCTATTAAATTTTCGGGTTTTAGGATTAAGCGTGTTTGGATTGAAGGCGATTCGCGATGAACCCAATTGAGATTGTGTGGAAACACCCACGCCAGGCCTACGAGCTGGCTTACGTGCTCAAGAACGACAAAACTCAAAGCTACGAAGAGTACGCTGCTGCTTTGCGGGAAAACATCGTTTCCCTGGAAGACCGGATCTCTCAGATGCAGGTTCAGATCGATGCCTTGTGGGCGGCAGCAGGCTTGTAGCAATACGCTACTATATATGGGATAATTGCCCTATGAACCTTCAAGTTGTCAAAGATGTAGCTACCCGCCTGATCGCCCTGTTTGTATCCAGCTCGCTCGGCATCATCACCGGCTCCTCGGTTATTGACGCATTTGCTAAGGATATCAGCGTTCCTCTTTGGTACAAGGCTCTTCAGGCTGGCGGCGCTGCCGTGGCTTTGGTTGTCTACGATCTCAGCAAAGCCCTTAGTGACGGAAAGCTTACCAAGGCTGAGGTCGACAAAGCATTTGGCGTAGACCGGGACAAGCACAGTGCCGCGTAAGTACACCGGCAATTCCGATGGAGCAGCTAAGGGCAAACGCCCTGGCACAGAAAAGCTCGTAGACCTCTGTAAGCGCCGTTGGAAAGCAAAATCTTTGGGGACCTGGGTCGTGCGGGACATGCGAGGCAAGCCAGGCCAGCTGTCGGTTCATGCTACCGGTAGGGCTGCGGATATTCAATTTCCTAATGACAAGGTTAAAGCCGAAGCCGTAGACTGGTTTGTGGAACATGCTGACGCATTGGGCATTGAGGAAATCCACGTGTATGACGCCGGTAAATGGGGCAAGGGCTGGCGCGTAGGCCGTGGCTGGAAGCAGTGGACCGAAAAAAGTAACGGTGGTACGCCAGGAGCGGATTGGCTCCATTTAGAAATTTCGCCTACATTTGCCGACGATGCTGAGCGCTTTGAAGCTGCTTGGCGAGCCCTGCCCAAGCCTGGCTGACGATGACTGCCGCGTGGTCCAGTCTTTTGGTGGCCCTTATATCCGGACCACTTATGTGGGTATTATATAGGTTGGACAAGCGCAATACTAGTCAACATGGACAAGCTGTT